AAAAGGTATGCTAGCTGCTGAGCACAACGCTATTCTGACTAGTTGTTCTTATTCGTTGTTTGCCATGCTTTTGACTGGTATATCTGTTCTCTGTGCTACATTGCCTGGTGGGCTTCTGTTGAAACCTAGGCTTGAAGCTATTGCTAGACGCTGGATTTGTGGCAAAGCTTCCATAACAAGTTGGTTTTTTGTTTGTTATGAAATTGTTCACTTTTTAATGTTTACTGGATATTTTTTGGTCTTATTAAATCTTTTATCTTATTTTATTGATTGTTTGAGTCCTTTTAGTGATGCCCTTAGTTATTTTAATCTGTTCTTTTTGTTTAACTATTTGTTTATTCATTTGGCTGTGTATTTGTTTTTAACTTGGTATAAGCGTCATGTTGTTTTTTATATTAGTGAATATAATGCTAAACTTCGTTTAGCTAATGTTCTTTCTTTAATTTCTACGATGTTTATTGTTATGATCTCTTTTTATACTATGTATAATGGAGGTTTATATTTAATGGACTTGTATAAAAAAAGAAAGAGAATTCAAAATTTTTTCTCTAATATTATATTTCAAGGTGAGGTTTTAAAGGGTGAAAAGCAATGTTGGCAGTCTAAGAAGAATAAACCAAAGTTTGCTGAGGTTGAGATTGAACTTGAGGATGTTACTGAAAGATACCAATCACCAATTGATCCTGAAAGTATTGATTTAAATGATGCTGGTCCTTTGATGTTCCATACTGAAAATGGTAAAATTTTTCCTTATGATTCTTTAGATCGTGCAGCTGTTAAACCTGTTAATAGAATTAGGTGGTTTAAGCCCAGTACTTGGGCTTATGCTTGGTTTACATATATTGTTGCTTCTCCTATTGTTTTTGCTCGCAAATATTTTAGGCGGTTTTATGCAGTAGTTTATAATTTTTATGATTGGATTAAATACTATTTTATTGGTATTTTAGTTGATTGTAAAAAATATTTTGCTATTGGATTAAATAGTTTAAATTTATTTGTTTGTTCACTTGATAATGATTCTTTTGTTTCCAATAACCCAAAATTTTTTGGTTTGTTATCTGTTTCACTTATTTCTTTATTTTCCTACCGTTTTGGTAGGTCGATTATTGAAAAAGGTTTTAATGGTAGAACAGTCCGTTCATTTGCTAATAGATCTGGTTTTTTTACTCTAATGAGTGTTGTTTTCACTTATTGTAGTATAATGACTGTGGTTCCTAGGGCTCTTGGTATACACAAGAAGAAAAATCATAAAGATAGGAAAATTATTAATATTTGTGCTAATTCGTTTTTGGTTGCTGGTTTGTTACTATGTCTTGCTTTTGCTGTTACTAATAATGATTCTGCTTCTACTCCCCGTGTTCCTAATCCTTCTTTTAGGGATGCAGATGATATTTTAGATAAAAATTCTCAACGCATTATTGATACTGATGTTAAGATGTCTGTTGAAAATTTATCTTTCTATGAGTCTAAACCTGAGGGAAAGAATCGTGTTCAGAAGAAAAAAGGTAAGAAACATCGCAAGGGTCGAAAATTTGATATATATGATGATGAATACTATGCTTGTGAATTTGGTTCTGATAAGGTTGCTTTTTTAAAAGGTATCCATATTAAAAAATTTTTAATGGGCAAAGGTGATTCATATAAGTATGTTATGAATTTACTCGATAAAAGTGATTTTGGTCAATTGACAGAAACGGCTGATTTTAAAGAGAGGAAAAATAAACGTGCTTATTTTGGCGATTATGAGCATGATCCTGATCCCATGTATCTTGGTAAATGGTTAAAGGATATAGGTAATAATTATGAATCTAATAAATTATTTAAAGACAATGCTCGTGGTTTTAATTTTGCTAAAGCTCATAATGGTAAAGCTTTGATGTTAAATCGGTATGCTGGTTTGCCAATTCTGGAATCTAATGTTAATAACCCTGGATTCAGACAACCGAACAATCACAGTATTTGTGTTTGGTCGGGTGATTTGAAGAAACTTGGTTATTGTTCTAAGATAGGTGATTTTACTATAATCCCCTTTCATTTCTTAAATACTGCATATAATCCTTCTGGATCTGTGCGTTTCAAGAATTCAGAATCTGCAACCCCTTATACTGAAAAAGATTTCATTGCTTCTAATGCTGATATAGATTTTGCAGCAATAAAATTAAATCCTCATGGTTTGAGAACTTGTTCCACTGGTTCTCATCCTCCTGAACTTGGTGCTGACGCTGTTATGTTTAGGGAGTCTGGTCAAACTCTTATTGGTAAATTTATTAGGACATCTAATGGTATTGTTACTTATAATTTTGATACCGAGATGGGGGATTGTGGACGTGTTGTTTATCTACGAAAAGGTGCGTCATTATTTCCTGTTGCTATTCATACTTCTGGTAAGATCTCGAAACAAGAAAATGGTGGTGCTTGCTATACTGCCATGTTGCCTTTTTTACCCCAAGGGGGAGCCAGTTAAATGTCTCCCCGGCTTGCATCCTCGATTTTCCTATAAGTGTTGTCATTGGGGATTGCAATAAAAAATACGAACACTTAGATGCTCTGTCCAATATTGGTAAAGAATCTTTTCAAGGTTGGCAATTAAAAAGTTCTCCTATAGTTAAAGCTTTTTATGATTCTAAAAATATTAAGATTAATAATGAATATGGTGTCCCTTCTTTATGTTCTGATACACTCATTGAGTTGTCATATGCTGGTTTGTTGAAGTATAATCATTCTTGGACTATTGTGAGTAATGACATTCTTGTTATTTACTCGGAATATGTTAAAATGCTTTTTCCTTTTTCCGATTGGCGTATGAGTTCTATTAGTGAGGCGGTGGATGAACTTGATAAAACAACATCTTGTGGTTTTCCTTTAAATAAATGGTTTTCTAATAAGCGTGAGTATTTTGATTCTGGTTGTTTTGAAATAGATTATGCGTTATTTGAAGCAAATTTTTTGAGTTATGATTATTGTACTGTCTTCTTTTCGTTTTTAAAAGAAGAGCTTCGTCCAATGGAAAAAATAAAACAAAATAAGTTGCGTCAGATTAATGGTCCTGGTCTATTTTATACGGTTTATTATAATCGATTTATGCGCGTTTTTATTCAACAGTTTATGAATATGTACACGTATACTCCTTCTGCTGTAGGTATGAATGCTTTATCTGGTCAGTTTTCTATGATGATGAAGCAATTATCCAAACATAAAAGTATATGGTGTAAAGATGGTGCTGCTTGGGATGCTTATTTCTCTCCACAATGTCATGAAATAATAACTAATGCTCTTGTTTGTTGTATGAAATTGAGTTCTAATGAATTAGAAGTTTTCACTAAGCTTAGGGAAATTATTATGCGTTCTCCTGTTTTAGCGATGGATGGTAATATTTTCCTTACTCGTGGTGGGAATAAATCTGGTTCAATAACTACTACTTTTGATAATACAATTCATAATGCTGCTATGACTGCTGTTTGTTGTTATATTCAAACTGGTGATTTTGATTATTATTTTAAATGTTTTGATAAGAATTTTGGTGATGATTCCCTTTTTGGGGCGCCCACTGATTTTCCATTTAAAGCATTTGAAGTTAATTGTTTAAAATTTGGTTTGGTTGTAACTCAAGAAACAGCATCTGGTAATAGGTATGAAGATACGACTCCGCTATTAGATGTTGTATTTCTTTCGCGTGTTCCTATTGTTCGTGATGGTTATTATGTTTCGAGACATGTTGCTGGTCCTAAATGTTTAGAATCCTTACTTAAGAGTAATGAAGATCTTGATCCGTATTATTTGTTTGAGCGTGCTTGTGGTATGCGTACAGCTTACTTCTTTAATGATGAATTTGTGCAAATTGATGCGTTTTGTAAATATCTGCTTAAGAATTTTGGGGATGTTTCCTGGAATTCTATCTATCATACAGAGTCATTTATATTTCGCTTGTATACTTCTCATGAATGTTTAGTCACTAGGTGCTTAAATGGGTTCCAGCCTAGTGAAAACATTGTATGTCAAATGCAAAAGCCAAAATCGGATTTGGTAATAGAAGTAACGGTCCTCGACGAAAAGGGGCAAAAATCAAAAAGCTGGTCAGGAAAGATGTTAAGAAAGTCCTTCGACCAGGACCTACTACAAGAGGTAAAGTCTCCATTAGTAGACCAACGAAAATCAGTTCTCCCCGAAGCCTTTCTGAAATGCATGCCAAAAACTCCTTATGGTTCCAATCCTTGCAAAATCCTTTTCAGGTTTCTGGTGCGAAGATCCCCGATTGTTGCTTGCTCCCGTCCACAACTTTTCAATTAATTTATCGCCAGTCTATTGTTGCCGTGTCTAATGGTGATGGTACTTTTTCTAGTGGCTTTGGTCTTAGTGGTCTTAGTCCTACTGGTACATTACGCGCTTTTTCTGGTATCAGTGGTGATACTGTTACATGGCCTATTCTTAATGGGAATGGTAATTTTCCGAGTGCTGCTGATATAATTGGGGCTTTTTCTAAAGTTCGAGTTGTATCCGCTGGTATGTCGGTTTTTCCTACCACTTCTGCTTTGGATAATGCAGGTAAAATTATCGCTACTGAGGTTCCTGGTGACGTTTATATTCCTGGTGTTCATACCGATAGTCCATTTGATGAAGGTGGTCAGTTGTCTTTACTTTCTTCCTTTACCAATAATTTTACTACTATAGAAACTCCTATCAATAAGGGTGGGGTTACTTTGAAATATAGGCCAACGGATTTTGAGTCTTTCATGTATAATGATCCTAATATCGATGCTGATGTTGGACTCACTCCTTTTGTTTATTATGGTAATCTTGCTTTTATTGTTATGGGTGTTTCTGCTACTTTTACTGCTGAGGTTCTTGTTGCTATTAATTATGAGGCTATTCCTAAAAATGCGAGTCTTTCGCTTTTTACTCCTTCTGCTTCACGACATGATCCTGTAGATCAAGCTATGACTATGAACGCTATTAATTCAAAATCTGCTATTGTTGCTGGGACTGGTCAAGCTCAACGTTCAGCTGTTAGTGGAATTAAAGCTACCAACACCCCATCTGGCCCTTCTTTTTTCGAAAAACTACTTAGTGGTTTTGCTAAGTATGGTCCTATGGTTGCTGAGGCTGTTGGTGCGTTTTTAGCTTAAACGTTTTAAAAGTTAAATTTGGTTATTTATTCGAAAATTTTTGAATAATCATCTTATGTGTAAAATTTTTAGTTTGAGGTTTAAACTTTAAAATCTACTTGGGTAAAACCATGCCTTTATTATTTTTTGGTTAAAAATTTTCTTTAATAATTACAGTTATTATTATTGTTTTTCAAACTGTTATTTTATTATGTTATATAACATAGTTATAATGAAATATTCTTTTGTTATGGAGTGATACCAATGTGGTTACCACACACGTCCAAATTTAAGTTTATTAATTATAGTTTTGTTTGTTTTTTCAAAACAAGCCGTCTGTTCTTCAGTGTAAGTTTGGTCTTTTATTAAAAAAGTCCCTCTTTTGTGA